GATTGATTCGATCCATTAGGTAAGCCATGATGCTATTTATTTGCCTTATTATAACCGACTTTTTTCTGTAGTTTTTGTATAAGTATTGGTGTCCTGGGTTCAGATGATACCAATATCCCTTTCAGTCAGTATCTTAAACTGCCATCCATGTTCATGACAGAATTCATCAGCAGCTTTCCACTTCATTTGATTAATGGCATATGTTGCTGCTTCTTGTAGGAACTTCTTAGTTTTCTTTCTTTGTACTGGTTTTCGAGTCTGGGCTTCTGGTTTCACCTCAATCACATAAGTCATTACAGTATCGTCTTTTCGTTTTACTTTGATGATGAAATCGGGAAAGTATCTATGCCGTTTACCATCCACTGGTGAGATATACGGAATAGCTAATTCTTCTGAAGACCACCAGATAATCTCTGGATGATCATCAAAATACTTCATGCAACGAAGTTCCCAGGATGATCGATAAATGATATTTTCTGGGTTTCCGTTGTATTTTTTGGGGTTTTGAGGCTTAAACCAGCCTTTATAAGTATTTTTTCCATATGACATATAAATATGTAGTCAACTTCTAGGATAGGATATGTCGCTATTCAACCTCAAAGATATTCGTTATGTAAAAGATGAATTTAGAAAGTTCAGAAATGTTTCCGATAATTTTACGACGAATGTTCTAAAATATCCGATCGACATAGGAAGTGCCGATAAGGGTCATTATATGTTGATACATATAAACACCCAAGAAAAATCTAGTTACGCTGCAAATCTAGATTCGAATAATCTTCCTTCTATCTTTAAAAGTAAAAATAGATTTAATATTGGCGGAAACCTTGGAAATATTTTTCGAGGAGCTGGGTCATTTGCTACCGGCACCGTCGCTAATTTGAGAGAGAGTGTAGAAGCCGCAGAATTTGCTGCTGCTTGGGGTAATGAAAAACTGGATACTGAGTCGGCCGCCGGACGAACTCTTTTAAATATAATATCGAAATCACAATCCCTTGCAGGAGACATTTCTCAGTCTGCATTAGTTCGAGATATTTTACAAGGAGTAGGTAATTCTTTCACTGAAAACCCTCTCTCAAATGTGAATTTTCTTCGAACAGTAAAACGGACAAAAGATAGCATTGCTCTTTACATGCCAGATACACTAGCGTTTTCGCATGATCAGCAATACAGCGGTTTAGAAATGGGAGGCGAACCAATAGCAGCTGGAGCAGCCCTCGGTTCTATCGTTTCAGATTATGCACAGGGTAGAGTAGATCGACAACAGACAATCACTAATTTATCTCCTTTCATTGGATTAGCTGCTAAGAATGCTTTAGAAAATTTTGGTAGAAATTCTGTTCAAGCTATTTTTGCAAGCGTTTTTGGTGTGGTTCAAAATCCAATGATGGAATTAATTTATACAAGACCAAATTTTAGATCGTTTAGATTTGATTTCGTTTTCAATCCTAGAAGCGAAAAAGAGGCTCTTGAAGTGTATCAAATTATACAAAGACTTTATTTTCATCAAGCTCCGGAAATTGCGGAAGGAACTGCTGGTTATTTTCTAGTTCCACCCTCTGAATTTGATATTGAGTTTTATTATAATGGTATACAGAATCCAAATATTCCAAAAATATCCACTTGCGTTTTGACAAACATACAAGTTGATTATGCTCCTAATGGATTTAGTGCCTATGAAGTTCCAGGTCTTAATCAGCCTTCTGCGGGAAGAACCGGAAGCCCAGTAAGCATAAGACTCACATTATCCTTCACAGAAACAGAAATTGTTACTAAAGCGGATTTCAATGGAACGAAAATGAGGGATACAGGAAGTTTAGATTTTTCCGAGCAAGGAGAAGACTCTGCTAGAGGGCAAGGCGTGGTGGGAGGCGTATAATGGCGAAATATTTCAACTATTTTCCTAAAACAATATACAATCTAGATGATTCCGGTAGTTTAGATTCTATCACAAATTTAACTATCAATTTTTCTTTCGATAAAAACATTTTAGAAAATGCGGTTCTTTATTATGAATATGATGTTCAAGATGGAGAAACACCAGAAGTTGTGGCTCATAAAGTTTATGGTTCATCTGAAAAACATTGGATCATTTTAAAGATGAATGATGTTTATGATGTTAAAAATGATTGGGTTTTAGGATATGAGCCTCTAATCGAATCTATCAATTTAAAATACTCTAATGTTGCGACAACATATGGGCAGACAGGTATTGAATGGGCTAAAGCAAATACTCATTCCTATTATATGATTGAAACTCGAACTCTGACTGGGAGCGGTGAAGTCACAGTTGATGAAATACAGATTGATGCAAATACATATGCAAACGTTTCTGTTTCTTCAAATACGTATGTTCTTCCCGATTCTAATCCTGTCACGGTAACTGTGAGTAAAAAATTCAAAACTTATTACGAGTATGAAATAGATGAAAATGAAAAGAAAAGAAGCATAAAAATTCTCAGACCTGAATATATTTCGCCAATAGAGACTGAATTTAGAGAGATAATGAGAAATGGATAAAAGGATCGTTCAGTCTACACAATTTACAACAAAAAAATTAAGTATCGTTTCTAAAATAGGCGAAATAGATATCACGGGTATTTTTGATGAAGTTAATATTTACGACAGCATTTTGTATCCATGCATAAACGGAACAATAATAATTCGTGATTCGATAGGATTGTCGGATAAACTTTCTTTCGATGGTTCGGAAACTATTGTTATTGAAATGAGTAAAACATCCGATGAAGGAGTTTTTAGAAAATCGTTTCGAATTTACAAACAAGGACCTAGAACTTCCGACAATATGACTTCAGAATCGTATATGCTCTATTTCGTTTCTGAGGAATTTTTACTATCTCAGATGATAAAATTGAGAAGATCCTATAAAGAAACTTATTCTAAAACTGTTGGGGATATACTAAAAGAATATTTACAAGTAGAAGATTCTTCCATAGGTATTATTGAAGAATCATTGGGAAATAGAATCATTGTTTTTTCCAGTTTTTCTCCAATCGAATCTATAAATTTATGCAGTAGAAGAGCAGTTAATCGTATAAGTTCGCCAACTTACTTGTTTTTCGAAAATAAGTATGGGTATAATTTTATTACAACTTCATCCATGATTTCAGCTCCAGAATCTTTTACGATTAATTTTCAACCTAAGAATTTAAAAGATGATAGATACGAATTGTATGGCGCGAGGCAGTATGAAGTTGTATCTCAATTCGATTTAAATAAAAACATAGCTTCTGGTGTATATGGATCTAGATATATTGGATTCGATATGGATAATAGATCGCTCGTCGTAAAAAATATGGATTTTTCTAAGATATATTCATTAAGCGAACATGCAAATAAAACACCAAATATAGGAATGATTACGAATAAACTAGGAAAAATTACTAATGCTTATGATTCGAGAGTGGTATTTCAACCAACGAGTATTCTGAATCAAGTAAGTTCTTGGACAAAAGAGAACGATCCTTATTCTATTGATGTTTCAGACGATAACTATAATTATCTCGCTCAAAGAGAAGCACTGTTTAGAAATTTAATGTCGAAAAGACTTCGTATTGTGATGCCAGGAAATTTCGATTTAACTTCCGGATTAACTGCAAATTTGATTATTCCTAAACGAGGAGAAAAAGCAGTTTCGGAAGACACTGAAGATAAATCTTTAAGTGGTAAATATTTAATTATCGCAACACGACATATTATAAGTTATCAGAAACATGAAACTGTAATTGAAGTTGCTACAGATTCCAACAATCGTGATACTGTTTTTACAAGCACGATCCAACAAAACGAATCTTTAGAGGTGTATTGAAAAAATGTATATTGCAAATAATTTAGATCCTAATTTTGCTGGGCTTAATTGGTACACATGGTTTATCGGAAGAGTGGTTGATATTTTCGATCCTGAGAAAAAGGGAAAACTGCGCGTAAGATGTTTCGGATTTCATTCATTCAATCCTACAGAATTGCCTACGGAACATTTACCTTGGGCTCAGGTAATGAATTGGAACACAGGTATTCGTATTAACTTGGGTGATATTGTCATCGGTTATTTTACTGATAGAGATAGACAAGTCCCTGTAGTTTATGGTAAAATAGAAGGAATTTGGAATGGAGAAGACGTTTCTGCCGAATTAACAGAAGAGCAGATAGATAGACTTCCTGTTGCAGCATCAAACATTTATACTAAATCATTAGGCAAACCTACTACAGCACCATTAGCGCGAGGAGAAGTTTTCGGTACAGCAGTTAATGTTGCGAACGAAAGTAAAACACATATTTGTGATATATCAGGACCGATGAGAAATGCTGCTGGATGGATTAGAGTTAAGTTTAGTGAATTTATGACTTTTATTCGTGATGGTATTAGAGCTATATTGAATGCTCTTGGTTTTCAACCAGATGGTACGTCTTCAAGACTTAAACAAATTGCTGAAAGTGTTGCTCGTCAGGCGAAAAAATTGAGAAAGTTTTTGAATGATGTTAATCTTGGCTTAGCAGCAATCAATAATTATATTCGACAAGTTAATCAAATGATTCAATGGATACTTTCTCTTCCAGAAAGAGTGATAGCATTTTTAGCCGATTGTTTAGCTGAATTGAGAAAATCATTATCTTTAAGTTTTGCTGAATTATTTAAATCTTCTTCGCCGGGTGGAGGAAACATTAGTGCAATAGGTGAAGCCGTTGCTGAAGTCAAAGCAACTTTTAATGCTGCAATTGAGACAACGGGAAATCTTGTGGCAACAGCAACATCAGCAGCAAAAACCTACACAGCAATTACTTCTGCATCAAGTTCGGTAAAAGGAATCAGAATCTAATGGCAACTAAACCAGAAAAAGATTATTCATGGACTGAACCAGAATCAGAAGCTAGTGTGGATAATCCTCCAGATTATCCTTTTAATGATGTGAAAATGACATTATCAGGTCATTCGTTTGAAATGGATGACACTAAAGGGAGAGAAAGAATACGTCTTCAGCATGGTGGTGCCAAGACTGAAGGAAAAGGAACTTTTTTTGAAATGCAATCGAATGGTGATATGGTAACAAAAGTCGTTAAAGACAATTATCAAATTATCGCAGGAACAAATAATGTATTGATAAAGGGCGTTTGCAATATTACAATCGAAGGCGACTCTGTTGTTCATGTAAAAGGTGACAAGTATGAACGAATCGACGGCGATTATTATAAAGAAGTTCGAGGCAATTACATTCAAACTGTCGTTGGTGAAACTACATTAACTTCATTGTCAGAAATGTCTTTAAATTCGGGAAATCCAACATCATTAGAACCTGACGGATCAATTAATCTTCGTGCAGGAGATTTAGTTTATATCGATAGTGACTTGCAAGTTGCTGGGTCAATAGGTGGTGATATGATAACTGCAATTACAAAAGTAAATGGAGGAACTCAAGTTACCGCAGGTCCTCTCGGGTTTGTTACTGAAGCTGGAGGATTAGCTGTCGGTTCACCAATTGCAAGACCTTTAACTGTAGACGCTGCCATATCCGTAAATTCACCTTTGATAAATGGTGGTATAGTTAAAGATGCTGTAGGAACAATGATGATGATGCGTTTACAGTTTAACAGTCACATACATAAGGCTCCTAAAGGTGTTACATCAACTCCGTTGAGAAAAATGATATAGTATGGCAGATATTTTTACAACTAGACTTAATTTCAATTTCGACAAAACAAAATTTGGCGATGCTATCGTTTTAAGTGATGAAACGAAAGACTTTTTAAATACAAAACCGATTGTACTGACAGATTGGCAAATATCAGATTTAGCAAATTCTAACGTAGCAACTTCTACAAACTATTATAAAAATCCTATTTTGAATGTTGCAAATCAACTTAGAGCAAATGTTTACAATTTAAAAAATGTATTTACTTCAATTAATCAATATGACATACCGGTTCAGAGTGCAAACATAATAACGGTTGCCACAAATCTGATTGTTCAAATTGATGCTCTGAAATCGCATACGAATAACATTTCGGGAGTTCAAGCGGCTGATGCTAATATTGATGAAGACAGTTATATTAGCGTAGAATATCCGGATTATGACAAATCGATAGCATTAGGAAAAGATTTAGTAATGCTATTGAATGCTACGGATGGAATACTAGATGCATCTCCAGCTTTGGGATGTATGACAAGTTTGTTTATCGGTAGCGACATACGAGCAAATAATAATACAATTTTCTCACACATTGCCACTGCAAATAATACAATACGAACTGGAACGATTTATGTTGGTGAACCACCTGAACCAGTAACAGGAAATATATCAAATATAACCCATGTAGTCGCAAATTCGATTTTGTTATCTTTGAATGTCGCAAACACTCTGATTGGTGGTAGAAGGGAAGCGGATTGGTTTTATTATAGAGAGGGATTAGAGTTACTTCAGGATTATGATAAAATCAATAAGCTCGAAGATGTTGGGCAAACTCAAGAATATTTGATTAAGAATTTAATTGGTACTCAAGAATATATCGATAAACTCTCGGCAAACACATAATAAATAAGACATGGCAACGATAGTCGCAAAAGTAACAAGAACTTACAAAGATTTAGACTTATCATTCACGAAACATCCTGTAAGAAAGGATGTAAATAAGCACGTGGATGAGATGGCGGTTATCAATTCCGTTAAGAATTTGATATTGACGAATCATTACGAAAGACCGTTTAGACCTGAAGTTGGCTCAAATATAAAAAGAATGTTATTTGAGCCTATGGATGCAATTAGTTCATCTCTTCTCGAAAGAGAAATACGACAAGTATTAGAGAATTTTGAACCGAGAGTATCAATTAGAGAGATATCAGTTTCTCCAAACTATGATGAAAACGCTTATAGAATTGGAATGACATTTCTAATTTCGAATATGTCTGATCCTGTAACAATACAATTCTTTTTAGAACGAGACAGATAACATGGCGGACCGTTTAACAGTAACAGATTTAGATTTTGATACAATCAAAACAAATCTAAGAAATTTTTTAAGACAGCAATCAGAGTTTCAAGACTATGATTTTGAAGGTTCTGGTTTAAACATTCTGTTAGATATTCTCGCTTATAATACGCACTATAACGCATATTATTTAAATATGGTGGCAAATGAATCTTTTTTAGATAGTGCAATTTTAAGAAATTCTGTAGTCTCTCATGCTAAAAAGCTAGGATATGTTCCCAGATCAGCTACCGCTCCTATTGCATTAATTCGCGTGGTTGTTGAAACTGGAAATTCTACTCCAGGAACCTTATCTTTACCGAGAGGATACGTATTTCTTTCCTCACAAATCGATGGTGTTTCATATAGATTCGTCACACTAGATGCATATTCGGCAACAAAAGTTGGGACAACATATACATTCAATAATGTAAAAATATATGAAGGACAGTTTTCCGCATACACATATGTCAATAGTTACACATCGAATCCGAAACAGATTTTCACAATACCATCAGATAAAGTAGATACTTCAACACTCAGAGTAAGTGTACGACAGTCAACTTCGAATACACAAACAGAAGTTTATGAGCGAGCAGAAGATGTTCTAAACATTACTTCAAATTCACAAATATATTTTCTTCAAGAAGGAAGAAATGGACAATATGAGGTATATTTTGGTGATGATGTACTAGGTAAAAAAATTCCCGACGGCGGAGTTGTTAATTTTGAATATTTGATTACTAACGCGAGCGAAGCAAATCAAGCTAATAATTTTATTTCGACTGCAAGTATTGGAGGATTTAGTTCGATTGCTGTAAATCCAATTAAAGCCGCATCTGGAGGTACTGTAAGAGAAACTGTTGATCAAATTAAATTTGCGGCTCCTCTATCTTTATTGTCACAAAATAGAGCCGTTACGAAGAATGATTATATTCGTTTAATACAACAAAAATATCCGACTTTCGAAGCTGTAAATGTTTGGGGTGGTGAAGAAAACGATCCTCCTGTTTTTGGAAAAGTTTTCGTTTCTGCTAAACCAAAACAAGGATTTGAGATCACTCAAACAGAAAAAGAATTTGTGAGAGAAAACATATTAAAACCGATTAGTATTTTGACTGTTACGCCAGAGATAATCGATATAGATTATAATTATTTGAAAATAGCATCGACAGTTTTCTATGATGCTACGAAAACTACACAGTCGAATGAAGATTTCAAAAATTCTATTCGAACTACAATTTTAAATTACTGTAATAATAATCTGAATAAATTCAATTCATATTTTAAATATTCCGGCCTCGAAACTGCAATTGATGCTTATAGTTCATCAATCGTATCTAATGAAGTCGAGTTGTTCGTAGCTAAGAAATTTAGACCGGTTCTTGGGCAATCAGATAGTTATGTTTTAGATTATGGATTCGAATTGGCTAGAGGAACAACGAACGATAATTTCTATTCTTCACCAGATTTCACTGTCGTGGATGAAGAGGGTGTTCCGAGACAATGTTTCTTCGAAGAAATTCCTTCTTCATTTACTGGTTTAGAATCTGTTACTGTGACCAATCCTGGTTACGGATATACCTCTACCCCCACAATTACAATTGTTGGAGACGGAGAAGGTGCTTCAGCAGTTGCAACGATAGTAAACGGAAAATTATCCAGTATAGAGGTAACTAATCCAGGTGTAGGTTACACCACAGCCGCCATTCAAATAGTTGGAGGAGGGGGATATCTCGCCGCTGCAACAGCAGTTCTTGAGGGGAGATATGGGCAAATTAGAATTTCTTATTTCAAAACGGATGCGATCAGCAGTCAAAGTACGAAAGTGGTAATCAATCGAAATAAAAATAATGGTATCACAGGAACGATAGATTATGTGTTAGGGAAAATTTATATAAATGATTTCTATCCAACTGCGGTAAACAATTCTTTCGGTGATATTATGGTACATATAAAACCAAAAATAAACATCATTCAATCTAAACTAAATCATATGCTTGTTTTAGACGCAGATGATGCTTCGAGCATAGCAGTTAAGACAGTTACAATTTAATGGAAACTTTTAAAGTATCTTCGGTTGTAGGAAATCAGCTTCCGGAATTTGTCAGGAGCGATTATCCCCTATTTGTCACCTTTTTAGAAAAATATTATCAATGGCTTGAGCAGAATAATAAACCTCATTATGAAATAGACGCTCTTCGAGATGCAAATGACATTGATGAAGCGGATTCATTTTATATCGACAAACTTAGAAATGATTTGTTGCCTTATTTTCCAAAAAATATAGTAGCAGATAAGAGATTATTTTTAAAGTTAATATCAAATTTTTACAAGTCTAGTGGAACACAAGAATCTGTTAAATTTCTTTTCAAAGCTCTTTATAATGATGAAATAGAAATTTATTATCCGAAAGAAGAAATATTAATTGCTTCTGATGGTAAATGGGTTCTTCCTCTAGCATTAAGAATAGACACAAACGACAATAATATTTTTAATATTGAAAAATGTTTATTGCAAGGAGAGACCTCTAAAGCAACTGCGATTGTAGAGAAAGTCATTCGCTCTGTTGATAGACAGTTGGGAATTTCATATATCGAAGTTTATGTGTCAAATGTCGACCGACTATTTGCGACTGGAGAAACGTTAACTGCCACTTATGTGGATTCTGTTACAAATTTAGACGTAACTGTAACTGGGCGTCTTATTGGTTCTCTTTCCGAAATAAAAGTAGACCCAAATAACAGAGGATTGTTTTATAGAGGATATGAGCCAGAAAATAATTATGATGGAGATCCAGTTAGTATTGTTGGGGGATTAAATCCAGAATCTGGCAATCCTATTGGTGCAATTGCATACATTGGACAGACAACAAAAGGTTCAGTTACCGATATTCTGGTCGAAAGAGGAGGTTTCGGTTTCAGAAGTGCTCTGACATATCCAGGTTCTTCCTTAATCGATTTTAGAGGAGGATTTGAGAATACTTCGTTTGGACAAGAAGCTCGCGCAAATATCAGTCTTATCGATGAAGATACTTTTAGATCCATGAATTTGTTGAGCACCATAGTTTCGGAAATATCAACGGGTGCAAATGTTACATTATCTGGAACTGCAAACGTTAGTATTTCCGAAAATGTTGTGTACGGAACAGGAACTTCCTTTACAACAGAATTAACAGTTGGAGATGCAATTTATGTTGGAAGTAATCTCGCTGAAGTTTCGATTATTACAAATGATACGACATTAAATGTTGTCAGTATTTTTGCAGGAACGGGAAATAATATTACTCTGTTGAAAGCTGGAGGAACTATAGCCAATATTCGTTCCAGAACAATAAACTCTATTTCATCTATTGCGACAGTTAATGTTCATCCAATTTCTTTCGTAACAATAGATGGTTCAGGTGGTGGATATAGAAACAAACCTTCTGTAGAAACTTATAGTTTTTATAATGAAGATTTAACCGACGATTTAATTTTAAATTCTGTAAATGTAGTAAAAGGCACATCTATTATAGCAAATAATGCTACCGCAACCGGAAATTTACCATCATTGATCGAAACGGGTGATTATGTCAGAATCGTTTATCTGTCATCAGTTTCTGGAGCTCAAATTGGAGAAGAAATTCGTGAGCTTTCTTTTGTTGATTCTACAAATTTATATTTCAGTGAACCTTTTCCTAATGACGTTGCTGCTAGAGTTTTTAAAGTTAATAGAAGAGATTTGTATAAGCTGGGATCTATTGGAACAATTAAAATAAACTCTGGTGGAACAGGTTATGCAAATGGCGAAATACTTATATTCACTGGAGGAAGTGGGTATGGAGCTAACGGATTTGTTACAGTAAATACGGCAGGATCTATCGTTTCTGTAACAATTAATAATCACTCTTCGAATGCATATGTGATAGGTGGCGAAGGATATACTAGAGAATCACTACCGACTATAACCATACAAACTGCTGGCGGTTCTGGAGCAAATCTAGCCGTTTCAGAAATAACTGGTGATGGTGAATCTTATGCACTCACAACATCTAGAGTTGGAGCAGTATCTTCTATAAGAGTTATAAGTTATGGATATGATTATGTTGCTGCGCCTAATGTATCGTTAAGAAATGCAGATATTATAACTTACAATATAACTGAAGGTAATCTTTTTGTAGCCAATTCTATAATCTACCAGGGAGTATCGAATACTAACTTCACTTTTAAAGCTACAGTAGATTCTTATAATCCAACAAACGGTCTTTTGAGAGTTTTTGATTATTTAGGAACCATAAATCTTGAAGCTAGACTTTTATATGATAGCCCGACAGAAATAAATGCAGTAAGTTCTTTAGCCTCTTCATTCACCCCTTATGGAGATGGAACTGCAAAAGCTACTGCTAAATTTGAAAATGGTTTGATTCGCTATCCTGGAATTTATCTGAACACTGACGGTCAAATAAGTGCAGATAAAAAATTACAAGACGGAACAAAGTATCACAATTTCTCATATATTCTAAAAACGAAAACTGATTATGATGAATTTAAGAAGCCTCTAAATGATCTTGTTCATCCGATTGGAACTAAAACCTTCGTTGTACGAAATGTGGATAATATCGAAACTTTGACAACTTCCAATGTGGCTAATTTCATAACCATAACGAGTTTACCTGACACTTATAATATAGCGATAGGCTCAAATACCATAACTACTACAAACGTTTCTGCCAATTTACAGCAATTGGTAAATGTTGGTGATACTATTATTATATCCAACGTTCATAGAACTTTACAGAATACGGTCAATGTAACATCTGGATCAAATGTTCTAACAGGAATTGCAAACAACGTCAATTTCATAAACGATTTGCAAGAAGGTGATGTAATATACCTGTCAACTGGCAATACAGTTCAGATTCAATCGGTTACAAACTCCAATTTTGCTATATTAAATACTATAATTAACGTTACTTCAACTTCCGCTATAATGAACTTGGTATATTCTGAAGTTGTAGTGGCGAATTCTGTGTCTGTAAACAGTATTCAAGCGACTTCAAACTTGATGGCTAATGGGTATTATTTGAGTGCAACCATACAAAAAGTTAGATAAATAAAACTATGTCATCACTTATTACAAAAAATTTCAAAATAACTTTAGCCAAACAAGTATATAATTTACTTGAAATTGGCGCAAATTCTTACCTACCCGCAGAAAGAAAATCGTATGTTTATGCGGTAATAGGTAAACAACTTCCTTGGAATACGGGTACAGAAGTTGCTCCAGCTCCTACAGAAACAGTTTCAGCTTCGAATGAATATTTTAAAAGAGCTATTTACGCTAAACAACTTTCAATCGAAAATGCTTCTCTAGTCGTTCCAAGAATTAATTGGACTTCTAATACGGTTTATAACACCTATGTGTCCAACACTAACTTTTATGTTTTAAACTCGAAAGATCAAGTTTTTAAATGTTTGTATAACAACAATGCAATTGCATCGACTGATGAACCTGAACTGACTCTTTCCACTACTTCATTAGAAGAACCGTTTGTTCAAACTGCTGATGGATATAAGTGGAAATATATGATGACTCTTTCGACTTTACAGAAACAGAAATTCTTAACTTCAGAATGGATGCCAGT